TGCGTAAACAAGAGGCGAGCACCGTGGTTGCAGGCTGTGGCTGCTCGTAGCCTCATCGGCTCCATCGGGGCTACCAGCATACAGAACGCCCAACATCATCACAGTCATGTAGAGTGGGCAAGGATAATACACGCATGCGAACAGAACACACGAGACGGGAAAACTGCAGATTACGCGTATAGTGTGGACAGCTGGTCCGAACTGTTTCCCTACGGGCCAGGAAACTCGCGGTTCTGTCTGTGCAAGATCAGTGACTGGCTCAAGCGCACAGACAAGAGGCTAGTTGCTGCTGGTTACAATTGGTTTTTGCAAACGATAAACCGCGACGACGTGTCATATGAACGTGTATTATGCATGTTGGTCATGGGCGACATTTTCAGCTATGTTGCGCCCGATATAGGATTACTAGCGTACAGACTGAGGTTGGGTGGCCTCTCACCAATACACTACGCTGAAATCTCGAAATCCATTCACACCACTGTTCGAAACAGCAATACACTGCTGGGCAGACGGCTCACAACTCGCGATCTGGCGGTGACTACATACTGGGATTCGTTGGCTGGGCGGTATCTAGGTGCGGGTGACATGGAAAAGGAAATTGCGGATAGGATACAAGACCTACCGCCTCGCGTTTTTATAATGCCTGACGGAACACGGTCTGAGTCTGAGTTCAACGCCCGATTCGAGCGGCGGGTGAGCAAAATCATGAATTCGGTGTTGAAGGATGGTGCCGACGCATTACTGAAGGCGTCTGACATCACGCAAAATATTGACACCTTCCTGGAGTATCGCAAACAGTGGGTGCGGCCGGGGTCTGCTACAGGTGGGCCTAAGGCGGACATCTTCTTGAAAGCGGTCGGTGACAGGGAGGAGGCGATAGCCGAGGTAGCCGATGACCTGCACACCATGGGAATGTACGTGGTGAGGCAGGTCAGGCTCAACAAAGCAGCATTGATGGAGTTCAAGGAATTTCCGGCTTTAGTGAAAGATGTGCTGAAAAACTACATACCGAATAGCTTCACCCGGCACTTCATCAAAAATGAGATTGGCAAGCCTAAGGGTAGGGCGTTATTCCCATCGCATATCGTGCATTATGTGGTGAGCACGTACGTGTTGTACCTATTCATGAAGGCATCACCGATCGAGCATGCGAGGCTGATACCAGATGAAGACACGCCTAGAGACGAGATGTGGGCTTGGCGCGAGGCTCGTGACTTTAGCGTTGGGCTGATGCTGGACTATGACAACTTTAATGAAAGACACGAGCTGCGAGACATGAAGATGGTAATCACGCAGCTAAAAGGGGTGTACAGACGGGCACATGTGCTCAGCCCCGACTTGAGCTCGATGATACAATGGGTGGCTGACGCGTACGAAACGACAGTGCTGGAGTATGAAGGAAAATTGCACACGTTCAATCATGGAATGCTCTCTGGGCAGGGACCCACCTCGATGATGAACACTATAATAAACACTGCGAACAAGGAAGTGATAATTGAACAGATTCAGTCTCTGTTTGGCGAAAGCACTTTAGTTCGCAGGTCCTCGGGTGGCGACGATGTTGCAGCTGAGACTTACGACATATACATGGCTCAAA